ATCTAAGATATTAACTATATAAAGTGGAGCAACTGCATACAACTCAAAGAAAACTTTGATAGCTTGTGATATAGAAAAATCTAAATCATAAGTATCTCCAAAGTATTGGATAGCTTCTTGATAAGTCCCTATTCTCACTACTTCATTGACTTTTCTGTTCTCAACTTTAACTTTGTGAATTGGTGCTGTTCCAACTATAAAATGCCCATAATCTAAAACCACAGGTAATTGAAAGGCTGTAGCCCCTTCTTGTTGGTATGTACCGTGTTTATACATTTCTACCTCCTATTATTTCATCTACTATTGAATTAAAATATTGATAGTTCTTATTGATTTTTGGATAATCTTCTACAGGAATTAATAATCTCCCAAGTAGTGGATATTTTTCAATAAGTTTCTCAATTTCTTCTCCAAAATATACAGTCCCTCTAACAAAGAGAAACTCAGGTAAATCTAGCTTTTTACCTACATAAATATATGTTTTCATACTATCCCCTTCCAAGTAGTTTTGCTATTTTTCTCTCAACTACTTCTGATGTGTCAGGTACTCCAAATACTCTAAATCTACAAACAGAGTAAAAATAAGGCTCTGATTCTGCAGTAAAGTATTCTATAGAAAATGGAAAAGATTGATCCACAGCAAATTTTCCATCTACTGTACTTTCGTTTAGAAATTCTTTTTTCAAATAGTCTCCTATAGATAAGTTGCTTAAATAATCTTTTTCACTCTCCATTTTAGTACCTATCCACACTTCTAAATCCACAGGTACATCATAGTTATCTATCCCATTTCTTGTCTGCTCAAACTTAGTAACCCTTAAAATAGCAAAAGGAAAGAGGTCTTTCTCGCTCTTTCCTTCTTCTCTATCTTCATGATTAATTTCTGGTAACAATCCATGATATACTGTAACTTTCTTATCTTTCAATTTCTCTGTCAAGAAATCAAATACAAGTTTTTCTACTTCAATTATCATATCCCTATCACCCTGTTTATTTCATGCTCTAATCTCATTCTGAATTTTTCATCGGCGTAGCCTTGTAGATATTCTAAAATAGATAAATTTCCGAGCATTTGAGGTGCTGAAACCGACATTAGTCTTTTAATAGTTTCTCTTTTTCTACCATTTTTTGTGACGAATTTACCAGTTCTTTCAAAAGCTCCTAGATGTCCGCTCTTGTATGCTATAAATGCATTAGGTAAAGATTTATACCCTCCTTTTTTTACAGCAGCTTGAACTATCTTTCCTTTTGTCCTAGTTTTTGGATTTAACTTAAAATGGTCTAACCCTATAACTCTACCACTACTTATGATAGAACCAGTTAAATTACTTTTGTTAGTTTTAAATATATTAACACTACTAAGCAATTTACTTTTTTGAGCAAAATAAGACTCCGTTGTCTTTCTAATTTGCTCAGTTTTTACCATCTCAAGTGAACGATTAATAGCCCTTGATATGCACCCAGGTAACTCACTCTCATATTTTCCAAGAGTATTGATAACTTCATTTATTCCTGTAGCTTCAACCTTAACTCCTATCATTTTTCATCATACCTCGTTAAGTCTATCTCTAGTAAACCCATGTCTTCCTTAGTTTCTTCTACTAAATATCTAACCCCATCTACTAAGATTTTTTCTCCAGAATGAGGCGGGTATTTAAAGAAAGATTTTTCTATAAATAGAGTCATTCCTTCGATAAATAGCCCGTCATTTTCTAAAGATTTAGTTCTGTTTCTTTGTTTATTCTGAAATCTCTCCTCATCGATAACACAGATAGTTTCTTTTTTTCCTATAGTATGTGTGTCTCCAAACTCTTCTAAGTTCAAAAAAACACTAGCAAGGTCATTGGCAACTTCTTCTTTAAATCCCATAATTAAGCCTTTTTAGATTTTTTTGAATTTTTGTTAGTTTCTTCAACTTCTGTGTTTTCTTCAGCAGTTTCTTCAACTTCTTCGAGATTTTCAGCTTCTTCAGTAACTTCTTCAGCTTCTACGAGTTCAAGGGATTTAACTCTTTCTATGATATCTGATTCTAAGATATCCACTACTTCACCAGGATTATAAACTATTCCGCAGTAAATCAGTGATTGCTTAACTTTTAATTTCATACAGTCCCTCCTTATTTAACTTTTAAAACTTTTATTGCGTCAATGTCAAATGGAACAGGTAAAGGTCTTGACTCTGTTCTTACTTCAAGAGTATTAATTTTTGTATCTTCATCTTCAAAAGGTACTCTTTCTGCAACTATTATCCCTTTAGCTATATCTGCTGCAGGTCCGTAGTGTAAAGTATTGTTAGATGGTGCAAATAACACTCTTCCCTCTGGAATCATTTTCACTGTGTCATATGTTTTTCCATCTGCTTTTAACACTGAATGTTGAGTTTGGTATGAGTAGATAGGGATATTATATGGAGCTAAAGTTCCAATATAAATAGCTCCACTTGCTAACTCTTTAGGGTCTATTTGCCCAAAGTTAGCATTTTTAATATCTAGTAATTTAGCTATTTTTTCATTTTGAGTAAATAGTCTTGCTGCAACAGGATCCATAACTATATGCTCAACTCTTTGCCCTGTAGTTTCACCTATTAAAGTTATTACTGATTCTATGTCTCCTGAAATATCCGCATTTGGTTGATTCCATAATATTGTAGGAGTAATTTCTTGAACTGTTCCATACTCTATTTTGTCTTCAATTCCTTCTCCTTTTACTACTATTGACCCTTTGAACATTAAGTCAATACACATTAACTCTTCTCTTCTTGAGATTTGTTCTTCAAAGTCTGCAAAAGCTTCTCCAATTAATTTAGCTTTTTTCTCTTCTGGAGATATTCCGCCGTAGATAGTTTCTCCTGCTGACTTAGCAAAGTAAATTTCTTGTGCAGAGAATGTTTTCTTTGGTGCTACCTTTGGTGCACTGTAGTATTTAGATGCGTAACTTCTTTTTACTACTTCAGTTCCTGGAATTAACTCAGAAACAAAAGGAGCTACTAATTGTCTACCTTTTCTATACTCAATTTCCCATTTTGGGTATTCATGAGTTTCATGTTTTGAGAAAAACATGTCTCTAATAAATGTCTTTGGTTTTATAACTGACTGGTCATACAATCCTAAAAATTCTAATAATACTGCCATTAATATCTACCTCCTAATTCTTTTACTATTATTCCTTTTTCTCTAGCTTTTTTGATAAAGTCCGATTTTACTGTTGCTGCTTTTAATTCAAGTCCTTCGAAAATAACTTCTCCAAATACTACAACAGTTGTCTTAGTCTTAGCTGCAGTTGCATCAGCTGTTTCTAAAACTATTCCAAATAAATCTGTTCCATCAGATAATTCTGCACTTGCATTTACTGCTTGCCCTCTCTTAACTGATTTCCCTTGTGGTACTTCTAATTCCATAACTTTGTGACCCGTACCACTTAATAATTGGTCAACTCCGTACTCATTACCTTTTTCTATAAAGCTCATTTTGTACCTCCTGTTTTTTTATTCATATACTTTAAAATATTACATACTGGTATTCCTACAACACTTCCTGAACCTTCTTCAGCTCTTGGTGCTACAGGAACAGGTGTTGCTTGACTCTCGTCTTTTATGTTTTGTAGAGTCTCTTTATTCTTTTCTTTTTTGATGTTTAATATTTTTAATGCTAAATTTGCAGCATCAACTGGCTCTTTGAATTTAGCTGTATTTACAACATCATCAAATCCTGCTATCTCAAGATTTTCAATTGCTTCTATTCTGTTTCTTTCTCCTTGTATCGCAGAATTAACTATTTTCTCATACAATTCAGGGTAATTTGCTTTGAACTTTTCTACAGTCATTTCTTCTGTATTTGTAGCTGTATTTTGAGTAGTCTCTGGAGTAGGCTCTGCTACAGGTTCAGTAGCTTTAGAACCTGGGAAATTCTTAAATTTTGAAATGTCAAATGCTAAACTATTAACAATTAGTAAATTTTTGACATTCTGTAGATTTTCTACTTCGCCTACTATCTCATCGATAAATCCATACTCTTTAGCTTCTTCAGCGCTGAACCATTTTTCTTCATCCATAAGTGCAGATAGTTCTTCTTTTGTCTTACCTTTAGCTTTAGCTAAGTAAGTTTCTAAGATACTATCTTTAACTTTATCTAAAAGAATTCCAGTTTTTTCCAGCTCTTGCTTATTTCCATATGCCCAAGTTAATGGATTATGTATCATAAACATAGCATTTTTTGGCATTTTTACAACATCACAAGCACTAGTTATAATCGTTGCTGCACTTGCTGCAAGACCGTCTATAAAAGCTGTAACTTTAGCCTTGTGATTTTTTAAAGTATTTGCTATCGCCACCGCAGCAAATACACTTCCACCAGGTGAGTTGATATGAACATTTATGTTTTCTACATCACCTAAATTTCCAATTTCTTCTTTAATTGTTTTGTCACACACATCGTCCCAATATTCATCAGAACCAATAGTTCCATACATTACGATATCGGCACTTTTTGCTTCTTCATTCTTCGTTATGTTCCAAAACTTCTTTGTCATTTTCGGCATTGTTAATCATCACTCCTTTTTCTTCTAATAATTTGTATTCTTTTGCTAAAATTCTTACATTTTGCTCAAAATCACCGCCGTTAAGCTCAACAGTTTCTTTCGTTCTAGTAGAGAATCCTTGTTGAACTCTTAAAGTACTTGCTTTAACTTCTTTAAGTGGATCAAGTTGTCCTTGACTCGGTCCATTCCACTGAGCTCCACACCAAGCTTTTGTTAGTAATGGGTCTTCTCCATAGTTCTTCATGTCTACTCTACCTAGCAAATATGCTTCTCTTAACCACTCTTCATAAACTACTTGTGTAAAATTGCTAGAGAACCAATCTCTTCTCTTTCTAAACATTTTCCAAGCTTCTAATAAAGCAGCTCTACTCGCAGAATAACTGGCTGTAAAATGCTTAATTAGTAACTCATATGGAACTTCTAATGCTGCTCCTATTTGTCTTAGAATTGCTGTTACAAAAGGGTCGAACTGTGCATTTGGTCTACCTGGATTAGTTGCGACAACCTTTTCTCCAGGATTAAGTCCTTGAACTAGACCAGGTGTTAGTTCTATAGTTTCATCATTAGAACTGTCAATTTGTTCTGTTTCATCTAAAACTTCATGGTCTGCAATATTAGCCCCTTGAGCATTATCCTTATCACTTTCAATAAATATCGCATACATTCCACTTACAACTGCTGCCATAAGTTCTGCATCAGTATATCTATCCAGTTGCTTCAGAGCTTCAATTACTGGAGATAGAATAGGTATACCTCTGACTTGCTCAGGTCTTTCGGCTAGCATTATGTGTAAAATGTTTAACTGCTCTTGCTTTCCGTAAACAGAAATAAAGTCAGTTTCTACATTTCCTGATACATCAAGCGGGTGTTTTCTTGCAACATAATACCCAGAGATTCTATTATTACTGTCGATTTTTACTCCATCAACAATACTCTCATCATTTTGCAATATAGAAGGTGTCATAACTCTATCAGGCTCAATTATTTGTAGTTTTAAGCTATAAGGATTCTTTGGCGTTTCAAAATAGTTAAATTTTACAAAACACTCTCCATTCAAGAGAATAGTTAAGAATACTAAGTCTTGAACTTGGTCAAAATTAAGAACTCCCATCTGCTCAATCTTATTGTCTGCCCAGAGTTTGAATTCTTTTTCAATAGTAGTTTCAATTGCTTCGGCTTCTTCTTCACTAATCCCTAAAGTTTCATAGTCGATTGCTGATTTTAGCTTTAATCCACTACCGATAACGTTAGAATTAATAGTCTTCATGACTCCTTGAGCAACTGGAGCTCCCATATACAAGTCCCTTGACCGTTCAACTAGCTTTTTTCTATTCTTGTAGATGTCTTTTTTGACTCCTCCACCAGTAGAAATCCAGCCTTTCATAGAACTTTTTGTGGTAGATGCTCCGTGATTAGAATATCCTGTGTTAAGAATTTCTATTTTTTTCCTGGCAACTTCTCTTTCAAGAGCCTTTTTTGGGTTAAAAAAAGCAATAGTTTTGTCTAATAAATTCATTTTTCACCTCCTTTTGCAATAAAAAAAGAAGATTAAAACCTATAAATCTCTAGGTATTACTCTTCTTCCTAATTTTTTTCTTCCATTATTGTTCAATTTGTCAAGTTCACCCTCCCAGAAGGCTCTCCCTTTTCTAATTTCAGATAAATCTTCTCTCACAAGCTCTCTTGTACCAATTTTATAACTTTTTCCAGTCAGCACAGCTATTTCAGCCTTTCTGTAGACTTCAATCATCTGTGAGCACTCTTCTCTGGTATAATTCAATTTATAAGCTCACTCCTTTCGATAAAACTCTTCTTTTTGATACTTTTGTAGTCTTTTTCGTAGCTTCAACCGTATATTTTTTATTTAAGTTAGGATTTGCTATTTTTAATGCTGCATAAGCATAGTTCCTCAAGTCTAGAGGTTCATTTCTCTTAGTTCCAATAACTTTCCAGATAGTTTTTTTAACTCCTTTTTCCCAAACAGTTGTCTTAACTTCAGATGTTAGACCTTTGAAATATGCTTCATCATATCCCCTATCTACATTGCTTGGAAAGTGCATATACATTGATCCTGGTTCTTCAATTTTTAGTCTAGCAAGTATTGTTTCCTTACCAGTGTTAACCCCTAAAGTAAAGAGTGATATTTGCATTCTGTTAGTCCTAGATGGCTTAGATACAAAAGCTACTCCATCTCCACCTTTACCCTTAATACCAAATACTCTTCTAAACTCTCTAGGTTTGATGTATTGATATGCTTCTTGTGTATAATGCCCTCCTGTATCTATGCAAGTGCAAAGAATTCTTATTTTTTCACCATCTGCATACTCAAACTCTGTTTCCAGGAATCTATCTAGTTGCTCCCACACATCATTTTGACCTGGTGAACCTATAAATTGCTTATAGTAAATACCCCAAGACTCTTCTCCAAGTCCCCAACCTACAACTTCAATTTCTAATCTGTCATCTTGAACATCGACTCCAGCAGTTAAAACTTGAACTTGGTCAGGAATTTCTGCGGTATACTCTTCTTTTCTCTTAGAAACATCTAAGAAATCTATCTTTTCTACTTTTTCTTCCCAAGTTTGTCCAAGGCAGGTATTCGTAAATACCTTCATCATTTGCATATTACCTTTTGCTGCTTTAAACTTTTTTATGATTTCTGACCATGTAGAAAAAGGACTATATAACTCTGAAATATGAAAACCTCTTACACTCCAATCATCTACTTCTTCCTGTGGTTGCCATATTCCATGTATCATATTTCTTTTCCACTCATGCTCAGAAGATATTTCCAAGCAATCAGAACATTTATGCCCTACAGGTTCAAATATTATATTTCTCCACTCCAATTTTTGGAATGAGCCACATTTTGGACATGGAATATAAAACTCTTCTTTCGTTGAATTTTCATATTCTTTTTCAACTCTTGAGTCTCCTTTGATAGTTGGTGTGCTAGTTATAACGATTTTCTTATTCCAGAAAGTTTTAGTTCTTTCTATTGCTAGATTTAAAGGATCTCCTTCTCCTCCAACATCGCTTTTAAATCTGTCTACCTCATCTGCAAGTAAGATTCTAAGAGGTCTACTTGATAACTCTGCTGCTGAATTACTTCCAACTAACGTAATATACCCACCTACAAACTCTTTTTGTTGTTTAGTATCTCTTCCATCAACTTTGTTCAGTATTTTATTTTTAAGTTGTGGTGTACTCTGTATCATGTCATCTAGTCTTGTACTAGAAAAATCTTCTGCTAAATCTTTAGTAGGCAAAAGATACATGATAGGAGCAGGATCATAGTCAGCATAGTATCCAAAAACATTCAATAAAATTTCAGTCTTAGATAACTGAGCTCCATACATCATAACTATTTTTGTTGTTTTTTTATCTGAAATTGCTTTCATAACTTCCCTTTGAAATGGCACTCTATCAGTTTTCCATCTTCCCGGTTCTGCAGATGTTTTAGAACTTAAAATTCTGTAAGTATCTGCCCAAGTGTCAATAGTTAACTTAGGTGGTGGTTTCAGAGTTTGGAATATGTCGGCAAATAGGCTAATTGTTTTTCTTAGACTTGGATTTTCTATTGGATCCTTTTCCTTTGCTTTTTTCATCTTCCACCTCTTCTTCATCTTCCAGGATTATGCTTTTATTTTTAAACAATTCTGGGCTATATTCACTTAATTCCAGCAAAACATCCTCTATAGAACTCAAAACTATATCCTGGATATCTCCGAGATTATCGCAACCCACAACCAAAGGGGCGATTTTATTAGGTACAGCTAATAATTTACCCTTTAAATTTGTGAGCATAACTGTCATAACTTTCTTAACTATCTCTGCCGAGTGTAATTCATTTTTTAATTCTGATATTTTTATACTTTTTAGCTCTATATCTTTTTCAATTTTTTCAGTTTCTTTTTTAAGTTTTGTGTCTTTCAAATCTACATCAGCAGAGTTTTGTTCTTTAACAAACTCAATAAAACCTTTTACACTCTCTACGAGCAAATATTTACCTCTATTTCCACTTTTTTTCACAATGCCATCTTGAGCTAGCATTCTGATATACCTGTCTGTCACCCCAAACATCTCCGCAAGTTCAGGGCTACTAACTATTTTATCTTCTGTGTTCATTTTTCACTCCTTAGGAACGGAAATCGTTAAAATTTTGACCAATATTCAGGTGAAGCTCGGGATTCGCGAGACCTGCTTGACTTTTTTATTTTCTGAAAGAACCTATTTTTCTATCTTTCAAACTTTTAATTTTATAAATATACTCTAAAAATAAAAAACGATTAAAAATTAACCATAGTTAAATAATAGATTAAAAATTAATCAATAAAAAAACTCTCGTAGAGGACGTATCCTATTCATTTAAGAATCACGAGAGTATTGATATTTAATGGCGTGCATATTGGATTCTCACCAATGAAAGACTCTAGCAGTCTAGCCAGGGTATTAGCCCGATGCACCATATTTGGCAGAGGCTTTTTTAGAGTAGAGCCTCAATAACTACTAACGATACACTAAAAATTGAGGAAGATTCTATGAATTCGTTAATCTCAATTTCTTCATGCTACCATACTAACACATTTTTTTTTACCTGACAATAACCCTATTTTTACCCCTTTTTTACCCTGTTTTTACCTTTACTAAAATTCTATTAATCTTTGAGTCTTAAAATGTATCTCCAAAGCTTCTAAAATTCGATTTCTCATTCCATAAGTACTTTTCAAAGAAATATCTAATTGTGAAGCTATTTCTTCATAAGTCATTTTGTCAAAATATTTCATTTGGATAAATTCGTAATCTTTATGGTCTTGAACCATATTTAGACATTCATCTATTCTGAATATTATTTCTTTATAACGACTTATATTATTGGCTATTCTTTGTTTTAACTCTTCTATCTGTTCTACTTCACTTTTAAATTCATAGTTTCCTCCACCTTGCCCTCCTGGTCCACATGATTTTTTTATTTGTGGATTTTTTAAATTTTCTATTTCTATTTCTATTCTTTTTTGATACTTTGGATAGTTTTTTAGTATTTCTTCCATCTTTCTAAAAATTGTCTTTTGCTCCTGTGTTGCCATCATCTCACCTCTTTAGCTATTTTTACGAACTAACTCAAATTTTTGAATTCCCCATTCCAAAACTTCTAAATCTATTCCTTTTTCTTTGTATATTGCTTTTGTACTTCTAATAAATTCTAATTGTGCTTCTTCTAGTTCAACATCTGTTAGTTCCTTTTTTCTAAAAATAGATTTTTTAATCGTTTTTTCTGTATTTCCTTCTTTAACTCTCAAATCTATTTGATATCTGTGTAACATTTTTAATCCCACTCCTTTATATTTCTACATAATAATCAACATCAAAATCAGCATCAACTTCTTCTGCTATGATTCTTTTTACCCATTCTAAAGCTTTTATCTTAGCTTTAGCATCATAATATTGATT